TCAAGGAGTGGAAGGAGAGCGAGCTTTTGCCCAACAACAACGTCATCGGCGTGCCAAGGGGGCACATGCCCTACATGGCTGACGGAGTGTACGGGAAGCACGGCTGCATCTGGTTCCACTCAAAACTGAACCCCTACAACAACTGGGAGCGCATGCGCCAAACGCTCAAGGGACGCAGTACACACGAGGTTAAGATCCGTGCCTATGGCTGGGCAGACCAGACCGCTGGAAGCCAGTTCCCGCTGTTTGGGGATCACAACATATTTTCTGACAGCGTTACGGAACTTGTGCCAAGCGGAACCAACTACATGGTTGCTGATCCTGCTGGCGCAAGAAATTGGTTTATGATCTGGGCCAGAGTAGATGAGTATGGCACGATCTGGGTGTACCGTGAGTGGCCAGACCAAAGCTACGGAGAGTGGGCGTTGCCCAGCGACAAGGCTGACGGTCGCCCCGGCCCAGCACAACGCAGTGGAGCCGGAAGGGGCATCAACGAGTACACTGAACTGGTTTGGTCTTTAGAAACCCATGCTGACAAACGCGAGGAGATTGCAGAACGCTACATTGACCCGAGAAGCGCAGGAACGGAGACTACGTCGAAGGAGGGTGGCATTACGCTGCTCGACCTTCTTATGGAGGCTTCTGAACCCCTTTATTTTTTACCTGCCGCCAGTGTGTCAGTGGATGAGCGTGTTTTGATAATCAACGATCTTTTGTGCTATGATCGTGATGCTGATGTTGACATCAAAACAAACCATCCGCGCTTAATGGTGCATGAAAGTTGCCAGAATCTGATCTATTCCCTCAGGGAGTGGACAGGCCATGACGGCCAGAAGGGCGCTTGCAAAGATCCCATTGACGCTTTAGGTTATCTCGTGGTAATGCAACCTCGCCACATGTCATCAGCTTTAAGCAAAGAGTGGCAAAAGTTTAATAGGTGCGGTAGTTATTAAAGTTATGCTCAACACCAACACGGACGTTTTAGCGATTGCGTCAAAAAACCCACATGTTGGGGAGCTTTTGAGCGAGTACAACCGCTCCATGATCAACTCCTCCCAAGGGAATCTGGTCACCAAGTTTGATAACATCCGCTTCTGCCGCTGGCCGGGGCAGACTGATGACGGCAAAAAGCACTCTGAAAACCGTTCAGCAGGGGATCCAGCATGGCCTTTTGAGGGTGCCTCTGATGTTCGCGCTCGTTTGATCGACGCCACCTGTAACGAGCTGACCACCCTGCTTGTGGGAGCCTTCCAGAAGGCGGAACTCAAGGCAATCGGCAACGAACTTAACGACATGACGGTGTCCCAGATCGGGACAACCCTACTACGTTGGGTGCGCGACTGTAAAATGCCTCAGCAGCTCTACAAGGAGGCCACTCTGGCGGCTCAGTACGCCCTTCAGTACGGTTGGAGCGCCTTCTTTGTGGGCTGGCAGCAAAACATCAGCAAGCGGGCGCAGAAGGTGACCATGCAGGATGTTATTGAGTTGGCCCAGCAGGCCCAGAGCCCGGTTCTCGCAGAGCTGCCGAACCTCATCATGACCGATCAGGTGCAGGCCGCTGAGATCTTAAAGACTGGCATGACCATACTCAGCGCGGCGGATGCCAAGCGCGTGGTGCGCGAGCTTGCAGAGACTGGCGAAAGCTCAATAGACGAGGAGTACGTCAGCAAAAACTTACCCGAGATCGTAGCTCTCAAGCCGTGGGACGAGATCATATTCCCTCCAGAGACTGCGGACTTGCAACGGTCTCGGGTAATTTTCCGCAGAACTTGGATGTCCGAGGTCGAGTTACGTGAAAAAATCACGACTGAGGGCTGGAATCCGGACTGGGTGGAGCGTGCGTTGCAGCAGTTGGGTAAATCCAGCAGCTACTACAACATCAACCTGCTCCCGACGACCACCATGATGGTTTACAACGGCGTAAACTACCAAAACATGGTCGAAGTGGTGTACTGCTACACCAAAAGCCTCGACGGAGACGCTCCGGCGATCTTTTACACGGTCATCTGCCCGCAGGCCGCATCAAATCGACTTTCTGACGGCGATTCTTGGGCGATTCATGAGCGTCTTGACTACGCGCATGGTGAGTATCCCTTCGTGGAGTTCCGTCGCGAGCAGATCCGCCGTGCAATCACCGACACTCGCGGGATTCCCGAGCTTGCCAGCACTGATCAGGACGAAATCAAGGCTCAGCACGACTCGATTCGCGACCATACAGCGTTCTCGACGCTGCCTCCGATCAAGGTCGTTAAGCGCATCGGCGCGATCAACAAGATCGGCCCCGGCGTATCGCTTCCGGTCACAAACCAGAACGACTACACGTTCATGGAGCCTCCGGCCCGTGAGCCTACCGTTGCGTTCAACCTGATTCAGCGTGTCGAGCAGCAGCATGCTGCGTACTTTGGGACGAGCAATCCCAATGTGTCGCCCATGACCACCCAGCTCCTCCAGCAGGCTTTGGTCAACTCATGGCTGCTGTCATGGCGCTCCGTATTCCGGCAGATGTTCTCCCTGTGCTGCCAGTACATGGCCCCGCAGGAGATCCAGCGCATCACTGGAGGCATGCTCCCGCAGAACCTGTCCGAGATCCATGACGAGTTCGACATCAACATCCGGTTTGATGTGATGAACATGGACAAGGAGTACATCGCACAGAAGGTGGACTTCCTGACCAAGATCAAGCAGATGGATTCCGGTGGCGTGCTAAACGCCAACAGGATCACCGAAATGCTGATTCAGGCAATCGCCCCTGAGATGGCTTCTGAGCTGATCCTGAACCAACAGCAGGCGTCCCAGAAGATGTTCAAGGATGTCCAAAGCGATATCGGAATGATGCTCTTGGGGAACGAGTCGCTTTACCAAGAGAACGACCCTGCGGCGCAGACCAAACTCCAGTTTGCCCAGCAGGTCATCCAGAGCAATCCCAAGGCACAGCAGGCGCTACAGGCAGACCAGATCTTCCAGCAGCTCTTCCAGAACTACGTGAAGAACTTACAGATGAGTGTCATGCAGCAGCAGAACGCTCAGATTGGAAGGCTTGGAGTGACGCCGATGCAACCTCAACCAGGACAATGACACAAAGCGAACGCGCAGCTTATGGGTTTGCTGGGAAAAACCATATGTGGGATCAGATCATTGAGACGATCCAACAAATGCAAGAAACAATGTGGATGCACGCGATTAGTAATAATGTTAAAGGCGAAGATCGCGTACATGCCTGTGGACAAGCTGATGGTGTAAACTTGGTTTATTCGACTCTTTTAACACTAAGATCAGAAGCATTAAAACTAAATGGCTTGACTGAAGAAAAAGATTTGGCATAACGCCATTAACGGGCCTACCAGCGTTACTGGTTTGTAATTAAAGGCACTTGCGACCTTAAACGCATGAACGAACAAGAAATTGGATCACAGCCTGACGCCGGGAGTCAGGAGGCAGCAGAAAATCCCGTTGCTGAAAAACTCGGTTTAATGGACGAAAGAGGTCTTAGTGACTTCTTAAAATCCAGCTTCCTTAACGAGGAGGAGGCAGCTCCGGCCACACAGGAGCAGGAACCGGAAGAGGTGGTGGATTCCTCTAGCGAGGACGATCAGCTAACTGAAGACGATTCCGACCAGCATGACAGCAGTTCTTTGACAAAGGGCGTCCAGAAGCGCATCAACAAGTTAGTTGCTGCAAAACGAGCCGCCCAATCTGAATTAGAGGCACAGAAAGCGCAGCTGGCGCAGCTTCAGCAGGAACTTGAGTCTGTAAGGGCATCGGCTCCTGTAAAGACACCAGATCTCAGTGATTTTGCCGAAAAGTTGGAGACCTACGAACAGGTCAAAAACGAGTACGACAAGGCCGTTGAGGTTTTGATGTGGTGCGAGGAAAACCAAGATGGAGGTGTGATTACGTTGCCGGATGGCACCGATCATGAGCTTTCAGACAGGGAAGTCCGCGCTATGAAGCGCACAGCACTCAAGCGCAAGGAGATTGAGCTTCCAGCTCGTCTGAGCTACCTGCAACAGCAGGCACAGGCAGACGCGAATGTGGTTGCCGAGTTTCCTTGGTGGGGAAAACAGGAAACAGAAGAGTACAGGCTTGCCCAGCAAATCGTTAGAGATTTCCCAGAAATCAAAAGGCGAAGGGCAGACTGGAAATACGTTACCAGCTTGATGGTTCTCGGAGCCAAGACTTATGTCGAATCAAAGTCAAAAGCCAAGGCACCACAGCAATCAATTAAGCGCGCCCCGGCTCAGCCCGGAGTGACGAAGGCCCCACCAGCTCAAACATCTAATTCCGATGCGTCAAAAGCTAAGCATCAGTTTGCAAAAACTGGTGGCAGTCGTGATGGATTAACTGACCTAGTCAAAGCAATGAACTTCGTTTAGTTCACGCAGTAAATCGCAGAAATTCATCTACTTGTATGGCAACACTACTCGAACCTAATCTCTCTGGACGCGGTAAGCGCGAAGACCTCATGGACATGATCGCCTTGGTTGACGCCAAGGACACGCCGTTCACGTCTATGGCCAAGAAGGGCTCCAAGCCCGGCAATATGTACTTCCGTTGGCAGTCCGACAGCCTTCCGACCCCTGTGGTTGGTGGCACCCCGGACGGCGTTGACGTGAACCTCAGCTCCGGCGTTGACAACTATGTTGTTGGCTACCGTTCTGAGTTGGCCAACTACGCGCAGATCTTCCGCCGCGCTGTCCGTGTGTCCAAGCTGACGCAGGACATTGCTGACGTGGCTGGTGTGCGTGATGAACTGGCTGACAACGTCGCCAAGGCCATCACCGGCATCAAGCGTGACATGGAAGTGACCTTCACCTCCAATCAGGTGTCCCAGCTTGACACTGGCAACCAGACGACTCCCTACCGCACGGCAGGGGCTCAGACCTGGATCAGCAACGCTGGAACGGGCACCCCGACTCCCGGCGACATCCCTTCCATCTTCCGCACTCCGACGACCTCGATCGTTGGCAGCGGGACTGCGCTGGGAACGTCCTTGACGGATGCCGCGGTGCAGGGCTTGCTCAAGTCGATCTTTGATCAGACCGGGCATTACACCAGCTTCGACTGCATCGTTGGGACCGACCTGAAGCGTGCTTTCACGAGCCTGCTTGGGACAACCAGCCTGACGACCACGAGCACTGTTGGTGTGACTGGTGCAGGCGCTACGAAGGTGCAGACCTTCCAGCGTGATGCTGCCGCGGACACCTACATCCAGTCGCTGGATGTGTTCCAAGGTGACTTCGGGACGGTGCGTTTGCACCCGACCACGTTCATCGGGACTGTCAGTGGCTCCCCGCTGACCTGGACTCCCACGCCTTTCAAAGGTCTTGTCCTTGACATGAACCTTATCGAAGTGCGTTATGGTGGCAACGTGGCTCAGGTAACTCCGCTCACCGACAACGGTGGTGGCCCTGGCCGCCTGGTTGAAGCGGTTGCTGGTCTGGTTGTCGGGAACCCGCTGGGTCTCGGCAAGTTTGACTACAACGCGGCCTAGTAGCTTCCTCCGCGACACCTGCGCCGACGCGATTACGGTTGCGTTTCTTTAAGTGGTGTGACTAATCGGAGAGACGATTACTTTTGTGCAAGCGAAGGATTTGTAGCAGTTTTGTTTTTAGAGGGGCAAAGCTGCGACCCTTGGGCACAATAGAACCCGACAAGGCTAGACGGGAAACCGTTCCTCAAACCGTTGGGTCGCTTTGCGACACCTGCCGCTGGCTCCATGCCGGCGCCACCTTAGCCGGTGGAGTGGTGTGACATACGGAGAGACGGCTACAGACAGCGACACCTGCGGCGATGCAAGTGGTGTGACAGCCGGAGAGACGGCACACTTTCACCTAGTCGAAGAACATTGAGACTTTAACCCACTAGATTCCGAGTGACTGCCGTAAGCAGTCAAATTTTATGACCGTACTTCCAGTTCCAATAATTCCACAACTAATCCAAAGATACACCGGCCTTGTAGCACCCGCTGACCTTCTTGTGTTGGCGACGAGAAAGCCAGCCAGCAGCGGGCCAGAGGCAACCAATGGCTTGGCTATGCCGCCGGACAAAATTAACCCTTACAGTGGCATTTACGACGCACGGGGAAGACTTCCACAGATCCCTGCTCCTGGCACAACCTTCATGGCTCGCGTATGATTAACGTACCAGAACATCTTGTTGGTGAGCTTGAGAAGGAGCTGCGTCAAGGTTGGGAGCGCAATAAAGCTCAAGCCAGAATTGAGGCGAAGCAGAACGCCAAGTTTAATAAAATGCGGCACAGGTCCGTTGAAGGACTTGGCCAAAAGATTGCCACTATTCCGCTAACCGCTTATCACTTTTGGGGACAAAAGCTGGGATACGGATGCTGGGATAGTAAAGCATTTATGGATGAGTTTTTGCGTGACAACCCGGAATGTCGTGTCAATAGTGGCGGCGTTAAAGAGATTAGTGTAGGATGGACGCCTAGCAAATGAAGACAGTACCATTTAGCGCACTTTTGGCCGAGACCTGCCAGCTTATCGGGCTTGACCGAAACACGCTGAATGATAAATCATTTGCAGCTATCCGCGATTTTACGAATCGTCGGTTAAGCATGATATGGGATCGGGAAGATTGGCCCGATATTCAGGAAATTCAGCAGCTTTGGCCGGGCACGTTGATCAGCAATGTGGTGGCATCTCCTATTCCGGTTTTGACTGAAACTGGAAATGAGCTTTTGCAGGAGAACGGTGAAGCTCTGTATTTCCAGAACGCAGAGAACACGATCCCTGTAGACATTACACTTAATCCCAACTATCCGCGGGTATACCTGCGTGACTTCTCTGACGAGGCTTGGCAGCAAAACAAAATTGGTGAATCAAACGTCAACATCATCAATCCTTTCTGGATTTTGAAGGAAGACGGCACGCTGGCATCTGCTGCTGCGTCTCAGTACAACTTCACCTACACGGTTGGCGACCCTACCACTGACCCGTACATCACGGGCATCACCATCCAGATGCCCTGGGGAACGCCTCAGTGGACGAACATTAGTGGCTCAACGATTGAATTTGTGAACAACCCGCAGCCTATCGCTTTGGTTGCCGGACAGGCAATCGGATGCTGGACGGGTGATCCGCGGAAAACGTCCCGTGTGCGGGATGAGTCGTACATCGTCGAGAACATGCCGAACCTTGACACAAATACGACTGTGTCTACTCAGATCTTTAGTCAGGATCTGTTTGTGCTGAGGTTTGAGAACTTCAACCCGAAGTTTGTGCTGCTTAGAGCGGTGGCACCGTTCTTGTTTGGCACAAGGTACGACGCGACACTGGCATACACTGCTGGCTCTCAAGTGTATTATGATCCCAGCCAGGCTAGTTCAGCCTATAATCCACCAAGCAAGAATCTTCCTGTTGCTGGCAATTTTTGGAATGCCTACAGCAACGCTGCGATTGGTGTGTTGCCGGCTAATCCTAGCTTCTCTTGGAGGCTTGCAGAGATTCCGTTCCGCTTTAAGAGCTACTTGGTAAACTCTGTGTCTGCTGATTTCCTGCGTTCAGAAGGTCGTGCAACTGAAGCTGATTCGCTGGAAGGCATGGCTGAGTTTGCGGTACAGCAGCAGATTGACGTGCTACTCAGGCAGCAGGGTCAGGTGCGAAAGATGAACATGGTGTACACCTATTAGTATGATAACCAAGTTTATCAGGAAACGAAACCTCT